CTGATTTAACATGAGACGAGAGACCCACGGCGCCCGCCGGTACAACGAGAAGATCGTCCTGACCAAGACTACCTCAACCGTAGAGCTTGGTCATGCGTCTGTCTCCGACCCGGTACCAGTGCTGGAGGTCTTCGCCTCAGTCCGTCAGATGAGCGCCACCAAGACGATGCTCACCTTCCAGCAGGCCGATGTTGTCGGAGTCGACATTGAGTTTCGCAAGCCCAGCGTCGCCTTCGACGGCATCACCTGGAAGGGACACGACATCCACTTCCCTACCCCTGAAGACGTAGACAACCGTGGCTGCATCCTCCGCATCAGCGGATGGTATCAGGCCGACAATCCTCAGGTCTAATGGCCGGGCCCGTCTACATCGAGGGTCTGGACAGCGTTCTGAGAAATCTCCAGGCGAAGGGAGACAAGGTGGTCCAAGCAGCCAGCCGTGGGCTGCAAAAGGGCGCAGCTTCCATCGTAGCAGATGCGCAAGACAACCTCCGGAAGAACGGCTCCGTGGTTACCGGCCTGCTCCGTCTCAGCGGGAAGACCCAAAAGGTGGACGACCTCACCATTGACGCCGGCTTCTTTGACACCCGAAACCTTCAAAGCGGCTACGCCTACTTCGTCGAATACGGCAGACGGGCAGGACGGATGCCACCTCCAGACGAGCTGGCCCAGTGGGCCTACAAAAAGTTCGGCATCGGAGACCGAAAAGCAGCACGCGCCATCGGATGGGCGATGGCCATCAAGATAGCAAGAGCCGGTACAAGACCCCATCCCTTCTTCGCGCCGGCAGTCGATAAGAACAAGAACAGCCTGGTCCAGGCCATACAGGACGCAATTAACAGAGAGACACGATGAGCATCTTCTCCCGCATATTCCAGTGGAAACCCAAGTACCAGGTCAGTGCTTACCGGCCGATGTACAGCGCCTTCCTTGACCGTCTGGCCAGGGAGGGCGTCAACACAGGAGGGACCGCCGGCTATCCGCGGGTGGAGGTGCACTCCATCAGAGAGGGAGAGAGGCTCGACAAGGAAGGCCAGCTCCGACAGCTGACCTTCACCGTTGAGTCCATTAGCGACCGCAGCCTCAGCGAGGCCGTCGCTATGAATGACGAGAATCTCGAGCTGCTCACCGGGCAGGACCTACAGCTCGACGACCACTGGGTCTGCATCGGCATCGTCCCGACGCAGCTCCAGGATCTGACCGAAACGACCGACACCAAGAAAATCCTCTACCGGATCCTCCAGGAGATGACGGCCTATGCCACCAAGCTCAAGCAGGACGACACCGTCTTCAGCTACGGAGAGCAGCGCCTGGTCTACGGAGCAAACCGTGTAAATCAATACGAAACCCGTAAAGGCTAACAATTTAAACAGATACCACAATGGCACAACTTGGAAACACCCGCCGCGTCTACATTGTGACCGGCACCACCCCCACCTACACCGTGATGGCTGGCGAGCAGACCAACAGCCTCAACCGTACCGCCGAGGCCATCGAGGTCTCCGATAAGACCACCGACTGGGCTCAGTTCATAGCCGGTAAGAAGGGCGCCACCGCCGAGGTGACCGTCTTCCTCAACGATCTCAGCACCGACCAGCAGCATGTCGCCCTCCAGGCCCTCACCGCTGGCAGCAAGGTCAAGGTGTTCATCGGTACCCTGAACAACAGCGCTCCCTCTGAGGGTGACCTGTTCGAGGCCATCATCACCGCTATCAGCGACACCAACGACGTAGGTGCAGTGGCTACTCGTACCATCAGTCTCACCGCCACCGGTGCCCTGACTCACTATCCGTCCCTGTCCTAACCCCTAAACTCACGAAGCTATGGCAGTCCTTGGAAACAGCCGCAAGGCTTATATCGCACCCGGCTCCTCCGGTATGCCGGACGTCTGGCTGTCCGGAGAGCAGAGCAACAGCGTCAACCGTACAGCCGAGGCCATCGAGGTCTCCGACAAAAGCTCTGAGTGGGCGCAGTTCATCGCCGGCAAGAAGGGCACGACCATCGAGGTGACTGTCTTCACCGATGACATTGACGACGGTCCTCAGCATGAGGCCATCAACGCACTGCATACCGGCGGCTACGTCCGCATCTTCGTCGGTGAGCTGGACGACCAGGACGCCGTAGTCTCCGGAGACCTGGCCACTGGCATCATCACTGCTATCAGTGACACCAACGACACTGGAGCCGTTGCCAGCCGTACCCTCAGCATCACCATCACGGACTCCGTGACTCACACCGCGGAGACCCCTGAGGAAGAGGAGGAGTCGTAGTATGCGGTCGCTCAGGAGACAGATAGAACTGAAGGAGGGAGTGAAGGTGGAAACACTTTTCACTCCCCACCTGTTCAGTTTCAAGGATGAGAAGGGCCTGAGCCTCGAGACAGACACCGCCAACATTCAGACGGTCATGGAGGCCTACGCCGACATCTATTACCTGGCCGCCATCAACGCATGGGTCCTGGACGGCAGGGGCTCCAGCGAAGACTTTCCCTATACTCGTGGGGACTTCCATGAGTACATGATGGCTGAACCGCACGCCTTTGCGAAGGACGTAGACTTCGCCGTCATGGCCCTCACAGGGAAAACCACCAAGCAGCTGGTCGCCGATAAGATGGCCAGTGACTCTAAGCCCGAAGCGGAACCGGGTAAAAAAAAAGTTTCGCGCTGGATTGGGCGTCTATTGAAGCGTTCCTCATAGGGCGCTGCGGACTGACCGAAGACCAAGCCGCCCGGACCAGTTGGCACGAATACGAGCTGCGTCTGAAGGGCAAGGAGGAGGAGGTCCACGAGAACTGGGCCTTGGTACGATGGCTGGCCTGGCAGGAGATGCTCCTGAGCCCGAACATCAAACCACACCAAAAGCCTAAAACCCCCGTATCATTCTGCCGGTTCCCTTGGGAACGACCCGAGCAGGACGAGCTCGTCGAAAAAGCCAGAGAGTACAGAGTCACCCCCGAGCAGGAGGATGCACTCAACAAGATCTTGCAAGAATGGGAGGCCAGCAGAGCCCCCAAAAACGTAGAAGACAATGGCTAAGATAGGAGACCTGTTCGTCCGACTTGGACTCAAAAAGGAAGGCTTTGACCGCGGTATCAAGGACGCGAGCAATGCCACCAAATCTTTTGGCAATTCTGCCACCAAATTCCTCGGAGGAGTTGCTGCCAAATTTCTCAGTGTAGCGGCGGCCATCAAGGTCCTGGGCGACAGCGTCAAGACCATGGCCACCTTCCAGCGTGCTAACAGCACCCTGGCCTCCGTCCTCAGGACCACTACCGCCGGCATCAAGGAGCTCACTCAGAGTGCCAAGGAGCTCGGCCGTCAGACGGAGTTCACTGCCTCCGACGTCACGCACCTCCAGACCGAGCTGGCCCGTCTGGGCTTCCAGCAGGAGGACATCCTCAACATGCAAAAGTCCGTGCTGAAATTTGCTTCCGCAGTCAACACGGACCTGGCCAGCGCTGCGGCCTTCGCCGGCGGTTCCCTCCGTGCTTTCGGCCTCAACACCGAAGACACGAAGGATCTCCTGGACATCATGGCCGACGCTACGGCGAAGTCTGCGCTGAGTTTTGGCAAGCTCGAGACCGCCATGGGCATCGTCTTCCCGACGGCCAAGACCTTCGGCCTCAGCGTCGCTGACACCGTCGCCATGCTCGGTGCCCTCAGCAACGTCATGCCCGACGTCTCCAGCGCAGCTACGGCTATGAGGAACATCCTCCTGAACCTTGCCGACGACCACGGCAAGCTGGCCACCGCTATCGGCCATTCGGCCAAGACCTTCCCGGAGATAGTCGCAGCCCTCGAGGAGCTCAACCGCAAGGGCGTCGACCTCAACGAGATCCTGGGCATGACCGACAAACGAAGCGCCAACGCCATGGCGTCCTTCATCTCCAACACCCGAGCCCTCAAGGATCTCCGTGCCGCCTTCGAGGACTCGACGGGTGCAGTCGACGAGATGTACGACACCATGACCAACAATCTCCTGGGCTCCGTCAAGCAGCTCAAGAGTGCATGGGAGGGCTTCGTCCTCAGCCTCGAAAACAGCACCGGCCCCATGAAGACCGTCGTGGACTGGATGACCAAGATGGTCAACAAGATCACGGACTTCAACAACGCAGCGGAGACCGGCGGCAAGAGCAGCTCTGACAAAAAGCAAGAGCAGGGTTTCCTGGACTTCTACAAGGGCCTGGCTGACAAGTACAGCCCTGAGTTTGCTCGGGACTACTATCAGAAGCAGCTGAAGGCCGCAGAAAAGGCCTACAATGAAGCAATGGATGCTTGGGTGGCCCATAAGACCAGACGCAACAAGAAAGCCCGCGATGAGGCCGGAAAAGCCTTCTATGCGCTGCAGGAGATTGGCGGCCAGGTCAACGCTTACAGGAACGGAGGCCCTCATGAGAACAACGCTCTGAAAGGTAGTGCTCCGACTGGCTCTGGCGTCCATCAGTTGACCGACGAGGAAAAGGACGAGCAGAAGCGGGAAAAGAAGCGCATCGAGGCCATCAAGGTCAGTGCTATGCAGGAAAAGGAGGCCCTCGTAGCAAAGTACGAGGAGAACCTCAAGCTGTTCAGAAAATACAACCAGGACACTACTGCTCTCACCGAGCAATTCTCCCGTGACCTCGTGGCAGCCCTCAAGATTGAGGCCGTCCCGGACGATCTGGCCGAGAAGGTCATGGACGACCCCGCCCGTCTCGAGAAGCATTACAACGAGCTGCTGGCTATTGCTGATAAATATGGCATTGACTCAAAGGCTCTCACCGACAAATATAACAACCTCCAAATTGAAGCATGGAAGGACATCGACGAGGCTGATGCCGAGGCTGTAGCAGAAGCACAGGAGCTGGGCCGTAAATGGCTCGAGGCTTTTGCCATGGCCAACAATATCGACCTCACCCCGGCTATGACGGAGCTGCGTCAACTGACTGATGAGACTATAGCCGCTGTCGAACAGCAGGAGGCCGCCATGGAGCGCTGGGCCTACCTCGTTTCTGAGTTCGCTGACTCCGTCAGTATAGGCTTCAGTGATGCTTGTCAGGAGATGATGGACCAGCTGTTCGGCCTCCAGGAGGTCAATGCTGGCGCCATCTTCAAGGCCCTCCTGGAGCCTCTGGCTGACTTGGCCATCAAGCAGGGCGAGATCCTCATAGCAGAAGGCATCGGTGTTGAGGCCTGCAAGTCCGCGCTTGAGTCCCTCAACGGCTACGCCGCCATCGCTGCCGGTGCCGCCCTCGTGGCCATCGGAGCAGCAGCTAAGAGCGGCCTCCAGGCCCTGGCCAGCAGTGGTAGCCGTAACACCAGCACGGGAGTCGCTTACTCTGGAAGTGCTGGAAGTGCCGGCGCTCAGACCATTGAGACGGAACTTACCGTCAACGTGAAGGGCACCATCCGCGGCTCCGACATTGTACTATCCGGACAAAAAACCGTTAACTCCTGGGGACGATAAGCTATGGCAACTTACTATCTGAAATACTACGCGGAGATTCTGAACTTCCGCGGCCAGCTCACCAGAGTCGAAATCCATCAGCGTGGCACCCAGCCGGCATCCGTCCTCCAGATAGGGGACGTTTGCGGTCTTGTGTTGGAGTTGCAGGGAGGGCAAGATGACGTCTTCACACCTATCCTTAAAACGCAGGCTCGCCTGTCCATGATCTCCAGCGACGACAAGCCCACCGCTCACGGCGTCAAATACGGAGACTGGGGCGAGTTCTACACTCCCGATGCTACCCTCTACAAGATGGTCATCAAGACCAAGGCCAACGACAACGTAGAGACATGGGAGACCCGCTGGACGG